CTCGACTAATCATTAACTAGCAGATGCTAGCCTTGAATTAGAAAGTGTGACGCAAACCGACTGCGTACATGGTGCCATCTAACTTGGCGCCATTTGCTGCACTTTTTCCATCTAATTGCTGTGTACCGTAGATACCATAAGCAGTGGTTCGCTTGCTAAAGGCGTAAGTTGTGCCCAATTGAAAACCTTTGACATCAGCAGCTGCGAGCGCTGCGGTATTGCCTGTTGCTTGTGCCATCGTTGTCGAAGTACCCAAGCTGTTGTTACGATTTCCAGTGAAATAATTACCCCAAACACCGATAACTTTTGTAACTGGCGCCTTGACACCAACTTCAGTGAGTTTTGTATCGCTGAGAGTTTCATTGGTATTTAGGTTCTCAAATTTATTTTGAGTATGAAGTGCAAATACTTGTGCAATTCCAAAATCGTAGTTACCACCAAGCGCTTTAGTTGTGCGCTTAACGTTACGAACGTTAGCTTCCACCACATTCTCAACGATCATACCTGCATCCAAGCGAAGCATTTTAACTCCGGTAAAAGCAATCGAAGCTCCAGACTGACTTGCACCAGCTGATGGTGTGGTTGAGCTTGCAGAGTATGCATTTTTAGAAGTTTGAACTGTGATAGTTGCACCAGCAAAATTTGGTGAAATGAAAGTCAGAGCTTGATTTACGTAAACTGCATGTGGGCGCACGCCTGGGCCTGCAGTGGACATTGTCGAACCGCCATCGCCTGATGAATACAAGCTACCCAATACGTTGTTAGCTCCACCAGCTAAATTGCTTGCAATGGTTGCATGAATATTAGATTCTTGGCGTCCAATGCGGAACTGACCAAAGCCGCCCTCAATCCCAATAAAGGATAGGCGAGCGCCAAATCCGTTTGCGGTGCTAGATGTTCCCGCAGAAGTTTCAGCTGCTGCATTGGTATTGCCCTGACCACCTGTTCCAATGTTAACCAAATCGTATTCTAGATTGAAGTTAGCTTTCATACCGCCGCCCAGGTCTTCTACGCCTCTAAAACCCAAGCGTGAGGTCGATAATGCACCATCACCATTAACAGTATTACGCTGTTGATAGGTTGTTTTGACTCCATTAGTAGCTGTGGAATTTACTTCAGACGCTGTGTAGGATCCATCCATGATTCCATAAACAGATACGCTAGATTGAGCTTGCGCTGCACCAGCAAATGCGCCTACAGCGGCGAGTGCAAATAGTGATTTTTTCATTGTTTAAATCTCCGTTAATTAAGAATAGAGATACACCGACTGATTAGCAGGGCTAAATGCAGTGCTGAGGCCAGATACAATCACCATGTGGTAGTAGAGATTTGCACCGAATAGATTGTCGACAACGCCGTAACGTGTTAACATCGCCACACGTGGTGTGAAGTTATTCGGATCAATTGCTCTTTGCACCATCACTGGGATGTAAGGGCAGTACACAATACCAGTGTCATAGAACTCAGGGCCTTTATAGCCGAGGAGTGCGTATTCCACTGTGTCTGTGCGGTAACCAACTTGGATCTGTCCTTCAAAGCGAGTATCACGATAAACGTTGAAACGACCACCAACGGAACCGACTTTAGCGATACCAGTTGGTTGTGTGTTTACATTGCCGTTAATCATGTAAGGCTTGAATTCTTTGAGCATTTCAAGAATCGTACACACACGTGGTGTGGCGATAATGAAATTTGCAGCACCTCTACGGTTACGAATAGCGATACGGTTGGCTTCAACAAGAACCTTGTTATAGAAGTCAACACCGCGCTCAGCTAACCAACGACCGTCAGCAGAAGCTGGAGACCATGTGGAGTAACCTGCACCGGCACCTGCTTTGAGACAGACTTTGATCATACGAATAACCATTTCGCGGTCGATTTCGGCTTGGATTTCATACGACATTGCATTCGTAAGTTCCGAGTCGATATCAATACCGTTCATGTTCTTAAGATCTTGTTCGAGCTCAAGTGTCCATTTGGATGCCAAACGACGTGTGCCTGCTTCGACTGCAGTCTTTTCGATGCTAAGGGAAATTTGTGGGAAATTACCTTGTGCTTCGAAAACACCCAGTGCTGCAGCAAGACCACGGTCAGCAGCAAGAATACCGGACGTACCAAGAATACCAACACCAAGATCGGAGCTAAGAGCAGACGATCCTGTATAGTTAGTATTGAGGAAGTTATAACCAATTTCATTGTTTGCCGAAACGGAAGGCCATTGTGCTGCGTTGGCAGTATTGGTTCCATCAAGGCCCTGGGTTCCGTCGTATTTATAACGAAGAGCCCATGCTAATCCGACCGGACCACCCATTGGCTGCACACCAACGATTTCGTTAGTGATGAGCTCAGGGAAAGTACGACGAATCATCGGGATAAGGATTTTTGGAAGACGCGCGTCACCAGGGGCATATGTGTCAGCATTGCCGAAGTTTGGTTGAGCACCGTTATTAACCCCCGCTCCGTAAACAAAAGAACTTTGTGTGGAGTTACCTGCGGCTATGTTAGCTTCGGTAAGGCACCATTTTTCTTGGTTTTCGAGAAGGATTGCGGTGCTAAGACGAACATAGTCCTCTTCAATCGGGCGAACGCTCGATGAAGAATAATCCAAAACTGGTCCCCATTTATTAAGCAGCTGAGCTGCACGATCCTCATTGATGAGGTTTGGTGATGATGTAATATGTTTATTCATATTATTAGTTTTGTGTTTTTATGTTGGTAATAGTGTGTCACTCTTGAACGCTACCATAACGTTTAGAGTCATTTCTTTTTAATTCGCTAATGTATGACAAAACAGCACTGCCGTTTTCTTTGTCTGGAGTAAACGAATTAAGATTCTCCGCTTCATCGCTTCTCTTCTCTGTGACTAAGCGATCAACATTACTCCGTCTGCGCAGTTCCTTTGCATGCTCGGATACTACTTGGCGGCGATCATTTTCTTCCTGATCATAGAGGGATGCGACATAATCAAAATTCTCTTTGATATACGATTCACTCTTGCTATTGAAGAAATTGGTTAAATAAGCAGCTTTGAATTCTGGTAAGCTATTCACTTTTTCGTTGACTAGTAAAGTAGCTTTTGTTTTTTCTGCTTGTTCTGAAATTACTTGGTTTTTCTTTTGTAAGCCAACAACTTGTTCTTCGAGTTGTTTGATTCTGCTTACACCGTCTTTGACTGCCTCTACAACGACTTCATTTTCATAGATATCATTGATAGCAAAAAGCTTGCGTGCTTCTGATAGAATATTGCGCGCGAATGTTTCTTTCGCTGCTTCTTGGAGTTGTTTAGCAGGCATTGCCTTTTCCAATTGAAGGTCAAGATATTTGGAAATTTGTACTCTCAATTCGTCACGAAGAACTGTAGACTGTTTCTTGAGTAGCTTTTCATAACTCTCTTTGATTTGAATTAGCTTATCAATATGATCGCTCTCCATCGTTTCGAGTGCAAGTTGAAGCTTTCTTGCTCTATCCGAATCTAGCTTTTCAACAAGAGATTGAAGAGCCGAAGCGTGTTCATTATCTTGTCTATCCAAAGCTACTTGTACTGCAGCGGCAACTTTTTCGGAAACAAGTTGGTCAACCTCAGCCGTAAAGCCTTGTTCGATAGTCTTTAAGGTATCTTCGTTAAGATATTCCTTAGTGGCTTCTTTGATAATATCTAATATTTTCATTGGAATTATTTAGTGAAAAACGAACGCTCAACTTTGCGATATTCATTATCAAATTTAATGCGTAGTTTTTCTTTGACAATTTTCTTTAAGAATTTGTCGGCTTGTGCGTAGTTTTTGACGAGCAAACTAGCATTAAAATTATCGATGTGTTTACCGATTTGCATAATTAAAAAATACTTACCCTAATTTCATTACATCTGTCTTAGTGATGTGAGAAATTTTTGAATTTGTTCTTGAATAAATGAGTTTGCGTCTCTTTTTGGTAGAGTTGCAATACTTTTATTAAGTTGTTTGTACATCAGGTCCATACACTCTTTACACTCACCATTAGAATCTAGCATCCATGTTTTTGATTCTAATACGCCTTCAACGAATGCACTATGCACTGATGGGTCGCTAACTACATCTACACAAATAAGATGAAAATTGGAAACACGATTTCCTTTGGTGCCATCTGTCTCCGCAAGAGTTCCTAGTGCTCTAGATGATACTCCCAATTTAACCCCATTCAAAAGAAGACCTTTAACCAAGTCTCCCATAGGCACCCCTGTGAGAATTTTGGACTTGCCGTACCAAATATTTCCATCACGGCGAAATGATACGATATTATGGCAAGCTCTTTCAGGATTAATCTCGGCAGATGTTGGGTGATTTAGTTCACCAATTGCTCTGCCTGTCTTGATCATTTGTTCTGTATATCTTTGAACCTCGTCATCCATCTCCTGTTCCGAGTAAATTCTTCCATTTCTGTTTTCTTGTTCAGCCATAAGATACGGCCCTTCAATATACATTTCTCTGGTGGAATCTTTGTTCGATTCTTTAAGATGATATTGAATATCAAATGGTTTATTAATCAATAATTTTAATCCTG